TATTCAAGACGCCCATCTGCAAGCCCAATTTCAGGGCTTCATCGGCTGAAAGGTTTTCGGCGGCCGCGTTGAAAATCATTTCCTTCGTCAGGTCTTGCATTGCGCTATTTAGGATGCGCGCCTGTGCATCTGCGTCAGTAATCGCGGCGTTGTAGCCGCCGATAGACACGGCGGCAATATCGGCTATTTGTGCCGTACCATCAAGGGCTTCCATCCAGTCGGTGGTGGATTGTTCGGCGTTCCATGTCTTTTGGTCTGTCAATTCCAGCGCGGCGGCCAATTCCAGCGTAACCCGGCGCTCGTCCTCGGCTGACATCACGCCATCGGCGAGAGCTTGGGCCATGCGTGTTTGGCGGGCGTCAAGCTGCCCGGCGGCATCGGCGGCGGCAATCGCCCCGCGGGCGTATTCGGTGTAGCTTGTCGCCGTGTTTTCCAGGTTGGTTTCCTGTTCCACATAGGCGGCGTTTAGGCTGTCCGAATATCCCATAATCAGCAGGATTGCATCGGCGGCTTCGTTCAGAACGGGAAGCAGGTCAGACCCGATTGCCGCAGCAATATTGTTGAAGCTGTTTTTCAGCTTCTCAAATTTCCCGGCGGTGGTGTTCCCCATCGTTTCAGCCATCCCGCCAAACTCGCTTTCGAGTTCTCCGAGTATGATAGCCTGCGCGCTGGCAATGTCGTTTACCGCCATAAAATCTTTGATCTGCTGTTGCTGTTGTTCGGATAGCGTCACGCCCACCCGGCGCAAGGCCGTTGCCCCGGCAATCGGGTCGTTTAGGGCTTTGCCAAGCTGGATTGCCGTCCCTTGCAGGTCGATTGCCGATGTGTCGCCCTTTGCCATTGCGACGGCCATATCTTCCATCGCACGAGTGGCGCGGGGTAGCGTTTCGCCGCCAATCTGCTTGAAGGTCAGCAACATATTCAGGCCGGACTGAATAACTTCGTCATCAATTGACGTCAGGCGGCTTTCAGCCCCGGCGAGGTCTGCGATTTGTTCGGCGGTGTAACCAGCCGCGCCGCCCGTGGCCTTGATGGTCGCCTCGGTTGCGCGCATGACCGTTTCGGCCTCCATAGCCTGTGCGACCATGTACTTGATACCGCTCACGAGTGCATTAACGCCCGCGATAACGGCGGCACTAGTCAGGGCGGTTTTGAGGGCCGCACCCATCCCGCCCGCTTGTTTGGCGGCGTCATTCAGCCCGGTTTTGGTGCGATTAAGACCGGATTCCAGTTTGCTGGTTTCGGCTCCGATTTCAACGAACAAACTAGCGACTTTTTCGGCCATTGCTACCTCGTAATTGTTCGCGGGCTTTGCCGCGGGCTTCGTCTATCTCATGCAGTTCCATCAGCCGGGTAAGCGGCAGGGCTTCGACATATTCCAGCGACCAACCGAACCGCTCCGCAAGGCTCCAGACCACAAGCTCCCACGGCGGCGGCGCATCGTGCGCTAAAGCGAGATACGCCGCCTTGCCTAGTTTGGGAGTGGTTCCCTCGCCACCCGAAAGACTTCCTGGTACAGCCGCTTATAGTCGAGTACGGATAGCTCCGTCAATTCAGCAACCGTTAGGCCACAGATTTTAGCCATCGTTGCATCTTCATCGGCCTGCGGCTGTTTGGGGTCAAACATGGCGCGATATTCGCGCACATTGACCGCGCCCAGGTTAATCTCAATGGTTCGCCCTCCGAGTTCAATCGTTGCCATTAGTGCACCGCGTCAGTCCGCGCGCCGTTTTGCTGGAAGTCGCACTGGAATTCTACAACGTCATTGTAGGGCATATTGAAACGCGCGCCCAGCGAAATAGCCGCGAAAGACATTTTTTGATTGCCTGACGCAGTGCCTTCCGGCGAGATGGTCAAAGTGCCTTCCGTGCCTTCTTTGAGCGCATTGGTGAGGGCGGTTCCATCGGCTTGCATCACGCACGAGACCGAGGCGCGGCCATCTTTGACGCCAGACAAGTAGGACTTGTTTGCGTCAGCCCCGGCGGTTTGGTCGTACAAGTCAACGGAAGGCTCGTAGGTACAGGTGCGGAAGTCGCCGTGAATAGTCACGGTTCCGCCCGCGTGTACCCACTGTAAGTAAAGTGCAGAACCTGCATAAGCTGTCATGGTTTATCTCCTAACTATCTAATCGGATACGATATTGAGCACCAACGCCGTAAACGGGCGCGCCGTTTGGCGGTGTCTCTACGGTTACAATCTCCGTCTCGCGGGCTGTCCAGTAGTTTGTGTAGCCCGTCACGGTGATCACCTGGCGGTGCAAGAGCGGGGATACGATAGCGTCTAAACTGCCCGCCTGTGATTGCGTCACGGCGTAGCAGATCACGCTGTAAATCAATTCGCGCATGTCAGACGGGTTGATATTGACCGGGCCGCCCGCCATCGGGTAAAACACAATCCGGGGATAGCTTGAGTTGCCCGGGCCTTGTATGTGATAGATTGCCGTACCGCCCAGCGCGGTGATGAGGGCGGTCGAACCTGTCAACTTTGAGTAAATCCCGGTAGCGAGCAGGTTGGTTGTACTCATGCCTTGATTAATCCTCCCGTGTATTCCTTGACCCGGTTGCCCGTTGCCTCTACCGCCGGGGTCATAAACGGCTGCGAGCGCATCCGGCTTGTGCCGTATTCCTGATAGATACCGTAATTAACACCGTCTGCGACCTCGTAAAGTTTACCGGATATTTTTTTGTATTCAATACTCGCCCGCAGCGCGCCGGTATCCACCGGGGCAAAAGCCTTTGCCATTGCAGTTACATCGGCGGCAAGCATGGCAAGCATCTGGTCGGTGTTGTAACCCAGGTTCGCCTTGATTGCGTCAAGGTCTGCGGTATCCAGCCGGATAATTACGGCGTCAGGCATTGATTGGCTCCAGATAGACCCGGATGGTTACGGGCCATGATTTGTCATCATCAACGCCCGTTACCTCGTAAATATGCCCGCCTGTACCGATGCGGTTTTGCGTGCTAATGGTCTCGTCGTAGGGCATGGTCAAAACCCATTCCTGGAACCGTTCAACTGCGCCGCCCGTTTGTGTTTCCAGCCCGGTGTTTGCCCGGTCAAGGCGGCAAGGTACGTTTGCGGTAGCCGTTCCCCAGGTGGTGGTAAATCCACCCATGCCATCACTGGCGAGGGTTGCAGACAGGATATTGCAGGTATCCGGCATGGCGTTATTTTCGACCCATGACCGCATCCATGCAATCGTTTGGGTATCAATCGCCGCGCCGGGCATTAGCGGCCTCCGTAGTTGTCAGAGCGGTAAGCGGTTACGATAACCGGGCCGGATTGTGCATCAAACGATGCGGCCATGTTCAGGCACATCTGCGCGACGGCTCCGAATTTCACGCTGTGATTGTCCGTTGAGAAGTCCGGCCTTGTCCCGTAGTAAGCCGCCTTGCGCCGCCAGACATCAGCCGCCGCACGGTTGCGGTCAAAACTGCGGCCGCTGGCGTAGTACGCAGACCCGCCCGTATCGTTGGCAAAAGTCACGACATTGGCATTGTAATCCACCGTGTACAGGGCTGTACCGACCGCTACACCTGCGCTGTTTTCAATGGTCAAGGCTGTTCCGCTTTCGAGGTTACGGTAGGGTAGGTAGTACCGCTTGTAGATAATCGTGCCGCCGCTGTAATCGGTCTCCGGGGTGAGGGCCTCGTGGCTAAAGTCGAGGCGGTGTTCGTCCAAGATACCTTGCAGTTGGTTATCCGACCAATACGCAGTGTATCCGATACTAAAATCAGCCGTGCTAGCTTGCGCATCAAGGCGCAAGTTTGCAATTACGTTTGCCATACCTGTTCTAACTGTCATGGTACAACCTCATAGGTTGGACCTGGCTGCAATTCCCCTCCGAATGAGCCAGACCCTGTGAGTGCAATATCTAATTTATTATAGCACGCTTCCGGCAATCCAAAAGGTGCGTAAGTCGGGCCAGTTCCCGCGCCGGGTCTCACGCTGTCATATTTTGCCGCGATGCGCTCGCGTTCCGGGCGTGACTTGACAATAAACTTGTGATGCAGGATTGCGCAAGGGGCAATTTGTCCAGTGCCGTGCGCGCTGCCTTCGTGGATATGATACCGCCCACCCATCAACCCCTTTTTACCGAGGCGGGTTTGAATGTCGGGCCACAGGGGTGGGTTGGTGATGAAGTGATCGCGATCACCCCATAGGTTGCAGCGGGGGAATGTCCAAAGGTCGCCAGACAGGTATTTTTCCTCGGATAGCCACGCCATGAGGGCCGGGGAGATAGTCTCATCGTCATCAAGGCGCAAGACGCAATCCCGTCCGCATTTTTGCACGGCGGCATTATAGATGCTCTCCAGATACCCGGCTGAATACATGACGCAGGCGACATCTGCGTAGTTTTGAGCCATGAAATAGCCCGCTTTGCCGTCACCTACAATGACCAATTCAGCCCGCAGCAGCGTCGCGGCCTTGCGGGCCTCACGCAAAAACGGCGCGGCGTGGTCTTGTCCGTTGGTGATAATCAGGATAGATAATCCGTTCATTTTGTGCTCTTTCTAATCCATTCGGCCGGGTCGGTCTCTTGTGCGTAGGGGATAAACTCGCCGCCATGCCCGCCACAGATTGTACAGCTTTCTGGGATAGCAAACTGGTTGATATACGCGGCTAAATCCGCCTCGCTCGCCGTGTGGATATTCAGCCCGTCAAACCCGGCTGGTTTACCCATCATAAGCGGGCCAAGGAACGGCATTTCACAGCAGCGGTAGAAGTAGCCGTTATCCAGTACATGGCAATAGGTTTTATACCAGCAGCCTCTAAAGCGGGCGCGGGATTGTGGCGCGGTGTGGTCGCTGGATAGGGGCGCGGTAAACGGCTCGTTTTGGACGTATTTGAGGTGCAATTCCACCCGGTAGCTCGCGGCCATGCGCTTGATAAAATCCAGTTTATCGTTATCCAGCTTGCCGGGGTAAACCGAGACGGTGAGTATATCGGTGAGCGTCCAAAAAGCGGTGCTTGTTGAGTAAATGCGCATCCCGTTGGTGATGACCTCTATCCGGTCTGCTATCGCGCTTTCGTGGGCTATTTCAAGCACCTCATCAATCGCCGGGTGTAACAATGGCTCGCCGCCTAAAGCCGCCCAGATATCAGCGTGGGCGATTTTGCCAAACGCCATCATATCCCGCCGGATGGTCTCGGTATTGGCGTGTTTACCCTGCTGCAGGGGTATCAGGTGATTACAACCTACGCAGCGATTTTGGCAGTAGGTGGTGATATTGGTTTCGAGGTGTGGCAGTCTAATCATCGGTAAACCTCATCAAGATCGCAGCGCGGCATGATGTAATCCGGTAACTGGGTATCTGGCGTGGCGTTATATAATTCACGGTCGTATAACGTATAAACCTGCGTGGCTCTCCGATAAGCCAGTTCCATGCGCTCCATGAGTGGGGCATGAAACCGCCGCCCGGTGAAGTAGCTGGGGTCAAAGTGGTTCGGGTCGCTGCCGTTTAACAGATAGATGGATTTATCCGCGCCTATCGCCTTCGCTGTATCGGGCATGACGTAATTGTGGTCGAGTCCAACACAGTAAACCCGGACGAAACCCATGTAAAACGCCAGTTGCAGGGCCTGGTACGTGACCGTGCCGCCCGTGTAGAAGGTCTCGCCATCGTACCAGTTCGGGAAGGCCGGGTATTCGGTATCCATGCAAGTCGGATACCAGACCGCAGCTTCGTCATTAGATAGGCGCTCGATGTAGTTTAGGTGCGTCCCGTAAAATCGGGTAGTGCCGTAGAAATGTGCGATATCGTGAGCGCAATCCTCAGCGACCAGGTGATCCTCCACCACGTAATAATGCGGGGTATAACGCAGATAGATGCGGTTTACCCCGATTGTCGGGACGGTGATTTGATCCAGCTTGACATCTGCAAGGCTTTTGCCGTTGCAGATCACAACACAGGATTGCCCGGCGTGAATGCCTTTGAATGATCGCCAGTCGTTTGTCATCGCAGCATCACCACTTCGGTATTTGGGACAAACTCGCGCACCTTTGCCAGTAGGCTATCGATGTCGCCTTGCCTGGCGTGGAATTCGCCGCGAATGGCGCAAACGTTGCTCAGGTTCATTGCGGGCAGGATTTCAAACTCCGCGCCCTCGCAGTCGATTTTCAGCAGGTTGATTTCACGCCCGGCGGTTATATCCGCCGCCTTGACGGATTGCACCTCAAAACCAACGCCAGCGTCGTAAATCTTTTTTACGTCGTAGATATTCCCGCCGCCGCTGTTGTGCTGGTCGAACGAAATCACCACGTCGCGCCCGTCAGCGGTTACGGCAAGATTGTGTGGGGTGATTAAATCCTCTAGGCCGTTCGCCTTGATGTTAGCGACTAGCCGCCTGTAATTGTCGGGTGCTGGCTCATAGGCTTCGACATGACAGCCGTATTTTTTAGCCAGCGTCATGGATACTACCCCGACATGCGCGCCGATGTCCACTACCCGACAAGTCGGGTCAAGCGGGATATCGTAGCCTTCTGCCTCACGCATCAGGATATATTCAAGCCCGTCGGGGTCGGTGAATTTCAGCCCGTGCGGATTGGCAAACCCGTTGCCGTTGATGCGGATGATGCGCCCGTTTTCAACGATGGCCTCGGCTCCACATAAGCGGCAAGGTGCGGATAATGTCCCATCTGGGTTGTAAATTCCGACGTCGATAAATTCATGTTTGCAGCCTGGCACGGATGCTGCCTTGTCCAGTTTAGCGGCGATATCATCAAGGGTTGGGCGCCAGTACCGTTCTGCGACTAAATCCGCATCGTAGGCCATTGCACCATGACGGGCTTGTTTGCGCATCCGTTCATTGCCCTGCTTGGCATAGGCCGCTTCCAACCTGTCAACAATCGCACCCGCGAGGGGCATAAAGTGATACACCTCGTGCGGATTCCAGATTGGTACAGCCTCGGTGATGTCAACCTTCCAGCCGCTGAAACAAAGTTCGTCCATCGCCGTCCAAGAGCCAGTGATCACCGGACAACCCGCGGCTTGCGCTTCAATCAGGGGGATACCAAAACCTTCGCCTAGACTGACAAGCATCTTGACGTCAAGCGCGTTGTAAATCTGGTTCATATCGGACGCGCCGTAGCCGCCTACCATCAAGCGGTATTGGTCTGCGTAAATCACGTCTTTGCCCTCTACCAGACCCAGCGCATCGGCGAGACCTGGCAGGTGAATACCTTCGTTGTGCTCGCCCTTCATGGTGTGCAGGTACAGCATGGCGTCTTTGTGGGTGCGCTTGAAGGCGGCAAAAGCCTCTAAATGCTGTTGGAAGGCTTTCCGGCTGGGGTTGCCTTTGTTCGCGGCGACCATGCCCACTAAAAAGACGTCATCGGGGATATTGAGGGCGGCACGGGCTTCGCGCTGTGACGTTGGGTAAAACGCTTTGGTATCTACACCGTGAGGGATGTAGTAACAATCCATGCCCGCCTCTTTGACCATGCGCTCACCATGACGCGAGAACACAATCCGGGCGTGGGCTTTAGAGACCTGTTCAGCAATCAACGGCTCAAGCGGGTGACTGTCAACCGGGAACCACGGAACCCAGCGCATA